TGGTTCTCAAGGTGCTACTGGTCCTTCTGGAGTTACTGATATATCAGTAACTCAAACAGGATATTCATGCACTCAACCAATAACTACACTTGGAGCGACTATTACTATTGCATCAGATAGCAACGCTTACGGTAGAAGATATATACAAGCAACACAACCAACAAGTGCTTGTGATGGTGACATTTGGTATGATACTTCAGGTAGCTTATCTTTAACAAATGTAACGATAAATTCTTTAGGTGTTGGAGTACAAGCTTCTGGAGTTGCTGGACAAATTAATGCATCGGCAAATATTTTTGCAGGTGGAAACATTAATGCAACCGGAACTGTTACTGCAGGATTTTCAGATCTGAGATTGAAAGAAAATGTAAAACCTATTAGAAGTGCCCTATCAAAAATATTAACTTTAAATGGAGTTACGTTTAATCCAAATAATCTTGCTGAGAAATATGGATACACTGATAGGAGTGAACAAGTCGGTGTAATTGCACAAGAAGTTGAGCAAGTTTTTCCACAGATTGTTGTTCCCGCACCATTCGATATTCTTCATGATGAATATGGTAATGAACATTCAATTAGTGGTGAAAATTATAAAACAGTTCAATATGAAAAATTAATTCCTCTTCTTATAGAATCAATTAAAGAACAGCAAAAAATTATAGACAATTTGCAAGAAAGAATAAAACTTTTGGAACATCAATGAATGGAATTATTTTTTAAATTTAAAAATAGATTTAAATGATTGAACTCTTAATGAATAAAAAGTTATGAAAGTAAGAACAAGTAATTCTTGGATTAATGTAAATACTTATATCCGACAGAATGGACAATGGGTTTATGCTGGGTTTCTTAGAAACTCTGGAGAATTTTTATTAATTGTCCCTCCAAATACTACAAATTTAAATCTCCAAACTGCTTTCAATAATACTTTTGGAACAACAGCATGGACTTCAACAATAAAAAAAAGAGTTGTTATTAATCCTGGTGTAATAGTAGGCGCTACAAATACTGCTAATTATGCGCTCAACATTCCTTCAGGATTAGGTGGATCCTTACTAATAGAAAATTTAGGTTCTATACAAGGTGCTGGTGGTGCGGTTAATAGTGGTACTGGTGGAAATGCAATTTTTGCTGGTTCTGCAGTAACAATTAACAATCAGGGAACAATTTACGCTGGCGGCGGTGGAGGAGGACAAGGTGGTACTGGTGGTAGTGGATCTGTTACTGTTACTGTAGTTAATCAATTAGGATACTCTGGAATTAGGGGTACATTTGTACTTGGTTGCAATCAAACGAGTTGGTTAGAAGGTTGTGCTCAAGCTTGTAGACAAAGATTTGGAAATTCAATTGGAGGATCAACAGTATATGCATCCACTCCTTGTGGATACACAGTTATAGGTCAAGATTCTTGTAACCCGGTTTGCAAATATGGTGGTTGTGGAGGTTTGAGTGGACTTAATGTTACATCATCAGAATCTTGGACTTGTGCTTATAATACATCATCTACATCACCAACTGCAGGAGGAACTGGAGGATCAGGAGGTGTAGGTCAAGGATATAATCAATCACCTACAAATGGTATTCCAGGATCTGCTGGTGGTACTAATGCTGGTACTGGTGGTACTGGAGGAAATGGTGGTGGTTGGGGTACTTCAGGTACTAATGGAACTGCAGGTTCAAATGGAACTGTAACTGCTGGTTCTGCTGGATCTCCAGGTGGACTAGCAGGATTTTATGTTGTTAATAATGGAAATATTACCTGGATTAATACAGGAACTGTTGCTGGTAGAGTGATATAATATATACTATATAAATCATTTTATAAAATTTCATGAAATATAAAATTATAGAAGTACTTCCTGCACAAATAAAAGTTGAATTTGAGGACAATTCTTGGGCATTGGTTCCGATTGATCCTGAAGCAACTCCAGAGCAAATTGATCATGCTGTTGCACAATATGATCCAGATTTTTTACCAAATCCAGAAGATCTAATTAATCAAAATATTTCTGTTGATGAGGAAAGAGAATCTAAAACAATCGATTCTACACCAATAGTAACTTCATCCGAATCTCTCAATTCAACTGAAGAATTTACTCCATCCGAGTTTAATAATATTGGTTACTTATTGAATTCTATTAATCCAATTAATTTAACTCTAGCAAATTACTATGCAGAGCGAGGTGATCTAAGAATTAAAGAAGCATTATATTCAAAAATTTTAGAATATGTAAATAAAACCAATTTAACTGTAGAGAAAATACTTGAAGACATAAACTTAAATCCTGAAGATATTATGATGCAAGCAGAGGAAGAATTAAATGCAGAACAATCCTGAAAATCGTCAAGCAATTGATAAGATGAAAATTTGTCTACAATGTGAACATTTTTTCAAACCAACTAGACAATGTAAAAAATGTGGATGTTTTATGCCTGTTAAAGTAAGAATTCCCGGTCAAAAATGCCCTGTTGATAAATGGTAATTAAATGAGTGATTTAATGTATGATATATTAGAAGTATCATACATTATGTTATAATCTTTAAAGAAAATCTTTCAAATTATACAAGATATTTTGCTTAAAAAATGAATTATAAATTTAGTATTATTACCCCAGAGCATAAGAAAGATAATATACCTTTTCTTATGGAATTGTTTGATACAATTAAAAGTCAAACATATAATAACTGGGAATGGATTATCTATTTGAATGGAGATTGTAAACCAGGACATCTTCCTCAAGAATTGAAAGATCATCCTCAAGTAAAATTTTATACTGGCATCACAAATGATAATATTGGATTTATTAAAAACAAAGCATTTTCTTTTGGACAAGGAGATATTCTTGTAGAAGTGGATCATGATGATTTACTTTCTGAAGATTGTTTGCAAGAACTTAATATTGCATTTCAAGATGAAGAAGTTGGGTTTGCTTATAGTGAAGATCTTCTTTATGATATGAGAGGACCTGAATATAAAATTCCCTGGAATCCAGAGAATGGATGGACATACAAGTGGATGAATTTTAGGAATGAAGATTTCATTAAGATTGATTCTTTTCCTCCTACAAGTCACAGTATTGGTATCATTTGGTATGCACCAGATCATGTAAGAGCGTGGAGAAAAACTATATACCAGGAACTTGGTGGTCATAATTCAGAATTAAATATTTGTGATGATCATGAACTGATAATTAGAACTTATTTAAAAACTAAATTTTGCTTTATACCAAAAGTTCTTTATTACTATAGATGGCTTCCTGAAAATAACAATACACAAACAAAAAGAATTGATGATATACAAATTAAAACATTTGAATTGTTTCACCAATATGGACAACAACTTGCAGAACGTGATGCGGAACTTAATGGTCTTTTAAAGGTAGATATTGGTGGGGGGTTATTTCCAAGACCAGGTTATATTACAATTGATCAAGAGGGTGCCGATATTACTTGTGATTTAAATGAGGGTATTCCTTTACCAGATAATAGTGTTGGAGTAATTAATGCAAGTCATGTTATTGAGCATTTAAAAGATCCAGTAAAGACTATGAGTGAAATCCATAGAGTTCTTTGTGATGGTGGGTGGGCTTTTATAGAAGTTCCATCTACAGATGGCAGAGGCGCATGGCAAGATCCAACTCATGTAAGTTTTTGGAATGAAAATAGTTTTTGGTATTATACTAGAAAAGAAACGGCACAGTTTATTAGAAATACTTCAATTAGATTTCAACAATTTAGATTAGAAACTAATTGGTGGGAAGATAATATTGCAATTACAACTGCGTGGTTGTGCGCTATTAAATCAAATAAAAAACGTCCCCATCCAGTGAAAATTTGAATTTCCCCTTGACACCCCGCCCCAGATGCCCTATGATACTCAGGCAATCACGAAAACGACCTGATGCCCGCTGAAACTGAAGAGTTCCTAACCCGTTGCGTAGTCGATACTCTTGCTCGTAAATTTTATCTTTACTCTAGCGAAGGAAACGAAAAAGTGGTAGAATGTGAAAATATAGAACAGTTTATGAATGTCCTTGAGGTCGTTCGTTCACAAGTAAACGATAATGCTTTAGTTTATTCAAGTCCATTTTGAAGGTATGAAAACACTTACAGTCGAAGAATTACAAGCAGACTTTGAATATTATCTTGATAGGGTTAAGGTAGGTGAATCCTTCCTTATCAAGAGTAAATATGGAAAAGTAATGTTAGTTCCTTATGGTAAATATGAAGAAGTTGACGACCTAATTCGAATACATACGGATCACGAAGAAGGTTGTTGAGTTTTTGGGAGTATAGCTTAATGGTTAGAGCGGGCTCCTTATAAGGGCTTAGTCTGGGTTCAACTCCCAGTATTCCCATCGCTCGTTTAGCTATCTGGTGAAAGCACCGATCTCATAAATCGGCACAGGTCGGATCGTAACCGACAACGAGCACTTGACCTTTATGACTTTTTAAGTTATAATGGTCTTATCGGCGGTGTAGCCCAACTGGCAGCAGGCAATCGACTTAAAATCGATACAGTGCGGGTTCGAATCCCGCCACCGCTATTAATAATTAATATAAGTAGTCAAAAATGTATAGTATAACATTTTTGACTACTTATTATTATAAATAATAGTAAGAGTTAAACTATAAAAATGGGAAAAAAACCTACTTGGACTGATGAAGAATTAATAAACGCTCTACCTAAATGTAGTAGTTTTAGTGAAGTAGCAACATATATGAATATGTCTAGAGCAACTAACTCTATTCTCAAAAAAAGAGCACTAGAGTTAAATTTAAATTTTAATCATTTTAAAATTTCTGGATATACACCTACTCCAATTGAAGAACTTTTAACAAATGAAAGAAAAATATCATATTCATCGCACGGGTTGAGAAAAAGACTAATCTCAGAAGGTCTCAAAGAACATAAGTGTGAGTGCTGTGGTATAACCGAATGGAATGGAAAACCCGCACCTATAGAGTTAGACCACATAAACGGCAATCATCACGATAATCGTTTAGAAAACCTCCGTATCCTGTGCCCCAACTGTCACGCACAGACTGATACTTATAGGGGTAAAAACAAAAAATAAATATAAGATATTAGACAAATCCTAATGTCTTATAAGATCACTAAAGAATATTGTTGGTATAATAACGGAACTCAAATTGTTCTAATGTACTTCATCAATAATGTTCCATTTACTTTCGATGAACTTCCTGATGGTCATCTATATGATCAAAATCTTCTAAAAGAAGCAGATAATAATAAGACATATGATCCTGAAGACTTGTTTTTATCTTCTTTTTACTTAATAGACGAAGAGGCACATCCATTACTTTTTGATCTGGAATTAGAAAATCCAGAAGACCTTCCACAAGATATTGAAGAAGATTTGACTTCATAAATATATCATAATAAGGTCTAAAATCATAAGAAAATGCCTCTGAACAAGCTGGATAATTTTATCAAGAATACTGAAGGTCGTATTTTATATGTAAATCCAAACGATCTTGATTCGACTGATAGTATAGAAAATCAAGGTAACTCTCTTACTCGTCCATTCAAAACAATTCAGAGAGCACTTTTAGAAGCAGCAAGATTCTCTTATATTGCTGGAAATAATAATGATCTTGTAGAAAAGACTACTATTTTATTATTTCCAGGAGAACATTTAATTGACAATAGACCAGGTTTTGCAATTTATAATAACAATGGTGCAAAAGCAGTTTCAAGATCTGGAGCAGAATCTGTAGCATCATCAGTCTTTTCTCTTGGATTAGACTCTATATTTGATCTAAATCAAGAAGATAATATACTTTATAAGTTCAATAGTTTTTATGGTGGTGTTGTAGTACCAAGAGGAACATCAATCGTTGGTTTAGATTTAAGAAAAACAAAAGTACGTGCAAAATACGTTCCAAATCCCACAGATTCTTCTGTACAAAAGTCTTCTATTTTTAAAATTACAGGTGCTTGCTACTTCTGGCAATTTTCATTATTTGATGGTGATCCAAGTGGATTAGTTTATACTAATCCAGATAATTTTAGTTCTACTTTCCAATCAACTCCTAATTTTTCTCACCACAAGTTATCTTGTTTTGAGTTCTGTGATGGTGTCAACAATGTTGAAACCTATGGATTAACAGATCTTGACATGTATTATAGCAAGGTCTCAAATGCTTATAATTCTTTCAGAGCAATCGATGAAAATGATAAGTATCCAACAAGTCTTAGTGGATTTGCTAAGAGAAATCCTGAATGGGAAATTGTTGGTGCATTTGCGACAGATCCTATTGAAATTTCATCAATCTATTCTGGAACTGGATCTGTAGCAACCTCTGTTGTTACCGTCATTACAAAAACTCCACATGGATTAAATTCTGGAACTCCAATTAAGATAAAAGGAGTTACAGGATCTGGATTAACATCACCATATAATGTTTCAACAACAGTACAAAATATTTTAAGTTCAACCTCATTTACTTACTTACTCCCTGCAATTGAGTCATATCCAACAATCAATCCAAGTCCAAGTCCAAGTTCAGCAACAGTAACAATTGAAACAGATACTGTATCTGGTGCATCTCCTTACATTTTCAACTGCTCTTTACGTTCAGTATGGGGCATGAATGGTCTTCTAGCGGATGGTAGTAAAGCATCAGGATTTAGAAGTACAGTCGTTGCTCAATTTACCGCAGTATCACTACAAAAAGACGATCGTGCTTTTGCAAAATATGATAAGTCGTCAAGAACATATCAATCTGTTCCAATATCTGCAGTATATGGATCAAGTTTGCCCGATGGTGCTTCACAGACTGACTCAAATAAAGTTTATCATTTAGATCCTGATGCAATCTATAGACAAGGATGGGAATCTAGTCATATCAAAATTACAAATGATGCATTTATACAAATTGTTTCTGTTTTTGCAATTGGATTTAATAAACATTTTGATGCAGAAACTGGTGGTGATGCATCAATTACAAACTCAAACTCTAATTTTGGACAAATCTCTTTAAATTCATCAGGATTTAAAAAAGAGGCATTTGATAAAGACAATAATGCCTTTATTACCTCAATTATTCCACCTAGAGCAATTCAGGAAGTTGAAGATAGTATTGAATGGTTATCAATTGATGTTGGTCTTACAACAACATCAAGAGGAAGTAGTGGTATTTCAAGTCATCTTTATCTCTATGGATTTACTTCTAAAGACGCTCCACCATCTACTCTAACTCAAGGATATCGAATTGGTGCAAGATTAAATGATAAATTGTATGTAAATCTTAATGGTACGGTTAAAGAAGCATCAATTTTTATGTGCAATAATGAAATCAGTTCATCTGGTTTCACAACAGCATTAGGTACATTAAGTTCATTCAAAACATATGATGTAGTTTCGGGACCAACAGGAAATTCATTTACGATCGGATCTAATGATTTATTAACTGGTGAAAAAGTTAAAATTATTAGTGATGATGGAGATCTTCCTGAAAATATTGAAGAACATGCAACTTATTATGTAATTAAAGATGGTAGCACCGCAATTAAACTAGCATCTTCATTCACAAATGCAACACAATCAGAAGAAATTAATGTATATGGTGGAACAAACCTTCATATTTTAAGTCGTGTTTCTGACAAAGATTCTGGAGATCTTGGATCACCTATACAATTTGATGCACAAAATAATAACTGGTTTATTCATGTAAATGCAAATAATGAAATTTACAACACACTTGCATCGGGTGGAGTTGCAACATATGGAGAAACAACTGACCTAAGTTATGTAAATAGAATTTCTGATGAAAGAAGTTTAGACGAAAAAATTTATAAGTTTAGAGTTGTAATTCCAAAAGAATTACTGAATGCAAAAGATCCTGAAGCGGGGTTTGTAATTCAAGAATCAAGTACAACAGGGGCAAGAAATAGTTTTGATTTTACAAGAACAAGTATTGCAAGTACTGATTATGGTTATAACAGAAATCCAAGATTTATTTCAACATGTACGGTAAATTCTGGAACTGTTACAGTTTTTACAGATTTGCCACATAATCTTCAAGTTGGAGAATTAGTTAATATCAAAAATGTATCTTGTACAAATAATTTAAATGCTACTTATAATGTAGGTTATAATGGAAGATTTGCTGTTACTGGAGTAACTGATGCAAATACATTTAGATATTCAACCACTGATACTGAAGGAGTTCTTCATAATCCCGGAACATTCTCAAATAATGTAGTAGTAAGAAATGAGAATCTACCAAGATTTGAGAGAAATGATTGGAAAGGAAATCTATTTGTTTATAGAAATGAAGTTATTTCCCCATACATTTACAATCAACAGGATGGAATTTATCACTTATATGTTTTAAATGCAAGTAATAAGATCACTGATGAATTTACTAATCTTGAGTTTGGTCAGTTACCATCAGATCTTTATCCACAATTAGATCGTGATAATATTGACTCAAATCCAACTTCTGCAAAAACTTTTGCAAAGAGATCACCAATTGGTGCAATCGTAACTAATGATCTCAAAAAGAGTATTACTAGAGAATCTGCAGATCTTCTCTTAAAAGAAGTTGGAGTTGGAATTACAATTTCTTCAGTATCTTCAAGTCCTACAAGTGCAACATTAACCTTCCCAAGATTCCATGGTTTCTCTGGCATTGTAACTGGATCAATTACTTCTGGTACAAATTATACTCCAACATCAGGAGTTGCAACATATCATAATGTTAAACTCCTAAACGGATCACAAACTGGAACTTGGAATGGAGCAACCGCTAGAGTTGTTGTTTCTGGTGGTGCAATTGTATCAGCATCGATTATTTCACCTGGATCTGGTTATAATACTGGAGAATTATATTTTGATCAAACAAGAGTTGGAACTGGAAATGGAAATGCAAGATATACAGTTACTGGAATTTCTACAAATATTAATGATATAGTTCAAGTTACTGGTTATGGAACCACAATAGATCAATACTACAGAATTACTTCCATTCCTTCATCAACTACCATTTCTGTTGCAAAGACATCGGGAGATCCCGCAATTCTTTCAAATCAATATGTATTTTTAGTTGGTCCTTCAATAAGAATTAGTGGATTACCAAGTTATAATTCAACAACAAAAATTTCAACGTTTACCACAACTTCTGCTCATGGTCTTCTCACAGGAAATCAATTCCAGGTAAATGATTCAAATAATAATAATTTAGGAAATTATATTGTTGAAAACAGAATTAGCGCGACTCAATTTACTGCAATTACAAATGCATCATTATCTGCTACAGATGGTTATATCTTAAAGCATGGTTTATCATCAAATCAAGCATCTTCTGATGAAAGAGGAGAAAACTTTGGAGTTCGTCATGTAACATTCTATGATTCTGAAAGATTTACTCTCACATCAGCATTAACAACTGGAACATCAATTAGTTTCAGTAGTTCTGGAATTGGAACTGCACAAAGATTACCACTTGGATCTTATATTCAAATTGACAACGAAATTATGAGAGTTGTAAGTAGCAACAACTCTACTTCAGCAACTGTAATTCGTGGCACTCTTGGAACAAGTCAGGAAAATCATGATGTAAATTCATTGATTCGTAAAGTCAATCCTATATCAATTGAATTCCGTAGACCATCTATTCTTCGTGCTTCTGGACATACTTTCGAGTATCTTGGATATGGTCCTGGTAACTACTCAACTGGTCTACCACAAGTTCAAGTTAGAACTCTAAATGATCAAGAGAATTTCTTGGCAAATTCCCAAGAAAGATCTTGTGGTGTTGTTGTTTACACTGGAATGAACAACAATGGAGATTTTTATAATGGAAATACAAAAACATCATCAACAAGTGGTGAAGTTGTTTCTTATGACATTCCAAAACCAACGGTAACTGGTGAAGATCCAAATAGATTGAGTGTTGTATTTGATGAAGTTACAGTAAAAGAAAGACTTCTTGTTGAAGGTGGTGTTTCTGGTCAAGTTCTTTCACAATTTGACGGTCCAGTTACATTTAATAAAGAAATTAGAGTAAAGTCACAAGCAAGATTCAATAACAGTGTAAGATTAACACAAGGAACTCAATCAACTTCAACT